TGGTAATTTCGAACCCCTTTATTCCGCTAGCGTCAGAAATTTACGAATCGCAACATGGACGCAGTTACGACGCATAAGACGCAAAAAACAAAAAAGCTGACAATTATATGCGCAAAAAACGCTATGCGGCACTATTTGCCTTAAAACCCAGCAAAACGCGCTTAAATTGGCAGCATGCCAACATGCGATACCAAAGAGCTGTCAGAGACGCTGGGCATCACCGTTGCTCGGATCAGTCAGCTCAAAGCCCAAGGTCGTTTTGACGGCTCTTTCACGGTGCTGCGCAATCGCATCACGTGGGACAAGGAGCTAGCGGTCAAGATCTACAAGGAGGGCAACCCGCTTGTCTCAACCAGCCCCACGCGCAAGAAGTCAGAAGAACTTGAGATTCCGACGTTCAATGAGAGCCGGGCAAAGTCTGAGCATTTCAGAGCTGAGCTTGCTCGTCTTGACCTGGAGACTAAGGAGCAGCAACTGGTGGAAGTTGCTCGTGTTCAGCGCGAGGCTTTCACTACTGCTCGTGCTGTACGTGATTCTTTGGGCAATATTCCTGATCGTGTTAGCAACCAACTGGCTGCTGAGAGTGACCCGGTTGTCATCCATCAAACGTTGAGCGAGGAGATCCGCAAAGCATTGGAAGCGTTGACAAATGCAGGCGAGGAGGTTGTCAAATGATTGATGGAGCATTGATTTACCGCAGTGCGTTTCGCGAAGGATTGAAGCCAGACCCAAATTTGACGGTTTCCCAGTGGGCTGATCAATACCGCATGTTGTCAAACAAGGCGAGTGCGGAGCCGGGTCCGTGGCGCACTGAAAGGACTCCTTACCTCAAGGAGATCATGAACTGCATGTCGGCGAACTCGTCGGTGCAGAAGGTGGTGTTCATGGCTGGCGCCCAGCTTGGCAAGACGGAGGGCATCAACAATGTCGTGGGCTACATGATTGCCCATGCGCCGGGACCAGCACTTTTCGTGCAACCGACAATTGAGATGGCTAAAAGGCTCAGTAAGCAGCGCCTGGATTCACTGATTCATGAAACCCCATGCCTTGCGGACAAGGTCGCTCCTGCTCGAAGCAGGGATTCGGGCAACACGATGTTCAGCAAGGAATACCCTGGTGGCATCCTGCTGCTTACGGGTGCCAACTCTGCTACGGGGCTACGTTCTGCTCCTTGTCGCTGGGTGCTACTTGACGAGGTTGATGCTTTCCCGAGCGATGTGGACGGTGAAGGCGACCCTTGTGCGCTGGCTGAACGCCGTGCGTCAACATTTTCAAGACGTAAGATTATTCTTACTTCAACGCCGACGGTAAAAGATACAAGCCGAATTGAGACGGAGTATTTGGCGTCTGATCAACGACGTTATTTTGTGCCATGTCCACATTGCGGTCATATGCAATGGCTGCAGTGGAAGAATTTGCAGTGGCGTGACGGTGATCCAAAGACTGCTGCGTATGTCTGCGAGGCTTGCGGGGCGCACATACCAGAGCATTTTAAAAGCGAAATGCTTCGCAAAGGACAATGGCGTTCGACAGCAACGAGTCAAGACAAACGAACGGTTGGATTTCATCTTTCTTCTCTGTATTCGCCCTTGGGCTGGAAGAGTTGGGAGGAAATTGTTGCTGAATTTTTACGTGCGAAAAACGATGCGCCGTTGCTGAAGACTTTTGTCAATACTGTGTTAGGCGAGACGTGGGAGGAAGAGACAGGTGCAAAGCTTGGCGCCGATAGTCTCAGCGAGCGTGCTGAGTTTTATCCAGCCGGTGAGGTGCCAATTGGCGCAAGCGTTCTGACGGCTGGTGTTGATGTACAGGACAACAGGGTTGCCATTGGTTTGTATGCATGGGGCGACGGTGAAGAGTGTTGGTTAATTAGTCATACAGAGATTTACGGTGATCCAGCGGGACAAAAATTATGGGAACAGGTTGACGATGTTGTTCTGCGTGATTATCCGCATGCAAATGGTGGCAGGGTCAAGGTTTCTGCAATTGGTGTTGACTCTGGCGGTCACTACACTAGCGAGGTCTATACATACGCCAGAACACGAAAAGGCAAAGGTGTATTTGCGTTGAAGGGTCAATCTGTGCGAAACAAGCCACCAATTGGCAAGCCATCCAAGGTTGACATCAACTACAAGGGTCAGGTGCTAAAAAACTCTGCTGAAGTGTTTCCAGTTGGTAGTGACACAATCAAGTCAACGCTGTTTGGCAGGTTGAAGCACAATGAGGTTGGGGCTGGATACATTCATTTCCATGCTGAGGCAGGGCAGGAGTATTTCAAACAACTCACGTCAGAACGTCAGATTGTGCGCTACGTCAAGGGTTTTGCGATTCGGGAATGGAAGAAAAGGGCAGGTGATCGCAACGAGGCGCTAGATACATTTTGTTACTCTTATGCCGCACTTCACTTTTTGTACATGCGATTCAATCGCAACACGATATTTGAGCAGTTCAAGCGTGGCGTGCAGAATGCCGCAAAAAGTGCTGACACAATGCAGCAAACGACGGAGGAGCCAAAGGAGTCGCCATACCGTCCGCCTCAGCGTAGACTCAAAAGGCAAGCACAATCATTTGTGACAAGCTGGTGAGCATTCTTGTCCCTGACTTGATCTTTGCAGGCGACACTGTCGTCTTTGACGTGCCTGCGTTCAAGGATTCAGTCGGCAACAGCATTGACAGTGGCACGTACACCCTGAAGTGGTACGCAAGGTTTAATCACACGCACGAGGGTGCCACAGTTACTGGCACTGCTGAGGGCAACGGCTGGCGTATTACTGTTGCTGCTGCAACCACAACCGGCTTTGATGCAGGCCAATGGACTTGGCAGGCGATTGCGACCTACAGCACTCTCCAGCACACCGCAGGTCGCGGTCAATTTACGGTCAAAGCAACTGCTGCATATACGGGACAGCCTGCAGCATTTGATGATCGGAGCCGTGCTGAAATTGACCTAAGCCATGTTGAGACTGCAATCCGCACACTGGCACAAGGCGGAATGGTGCAGGAATACTCAATTGGTGGTCGCACATTGCGTCGTTACAAGATGGTCGAGTTACTGCAACTGCGTGATGATTTGAAGAATGAAATCGCTATGGAGCGCAAGCGCGAGAAGATTCGTCAAGGGCTTGGCAATCCCGGTCTCGCAAAAGTGAGGTTCATCTAATGGCAATTTTTGGTTTTGGTCGTACAAATTCGCTGCGCAGACAACTGCAGGAGAGCCGCCAACGCAACGCCAATCTGAAGCGTGCGTATGCAGCAGCGCAGAACAACAGGCTCACTTCTGATTGGATTTCACAAGCCACATCGGCTGATAGCGAGATACGCGGCAGCATCCGCATGCTGCGCAACCGCGCACGTCAATTGGTTCGTGATTCTGATTTTGCCAAATCGGCGCTGCGTGCTGTCAAAAACAATGTGGTCGGCACTGGCATATGCCACCAGTCACAGGTGCGGATGCAGCGTGGTGGGCGGTTGGCTGATGACATCAATCGACGGATTGAAGATGAATTTCACTATTGGATGAATGCAAAACGTTGTCACTGCGGTGGCAAGTTGAGCTGGTATGACATCCAACGTCTTTGCATAACGTCAATGCTGGAATCTGGCGAGGTGTTTATCCGCCTTGTCAAACAGACGTTTGGTGGCAGCAGAGTGCCGCTAGGACTAGAAATTATTGAGTCAGACCTGCTTGATGATGACTTCAGTGGTGTTGCAAAAAATGGCAACGAGATACGGATGGGCGTGGAGATTGACACATGGGGCAGACCCGTTGCCTATCACTTCTTTGATTATCACCCTGGCGATTATCAGTTCAGCTATGCACAGAAAGCCGCCAGAAGGCGTGTTCGCATACCGGCTGATGACATCATCCATCTCTATCTAATTGAGCGTCCTGGGCAGACAAGGGGCATCAGTGCTTTTGCAACTGCGATTCTGCGGCTGCGCAACCTGTCTGGTTATGAGGAGGCTGAGATTGTTGCTGCACGAGCAAGCAGCAGCATGATGGCGTTTGTTAAAACACCAGACCAAGAGCTGTTTGAGGATGGCACGTTTGATCAGGACTCTGTCCTTGACTTCTCGCCGGGGAGTATCAGACGACTGGCGCCTGGTGAGGAGATGCAATTCTTCACACCCAATCGTCCTGATGACGCTTTTACTCCTTTTGTTCAGCAAATGCTGCGAGCAGTATCGGCAGGGATTGGCTGTTCTTACACGCAAGTCAGCAGTGATTTTTCACAAAGTAACTACAGCTCCTCGCGTCTAGAACTGCTGGAGACAAGAACGCATTACAAGACGCTGCAGCAATATCTGATTGAGTCACTGTGCGAGCCGGTGTACCACAAGTGGTTGGAAATGGCGGTGATGGCACAGGTGCTTGATT